CTGTCTATCCCTCCGTGTACTGTTTGATCTTGTCAACCTGCAAGTCGCACCAGCGGTCATGTACGCCATTCGCCTTGTAGATCGTTACGACCGGCATTGATCCGTATCCCATCTTGCGGAACCGCTCATAGTCGTCCGCGTCTGCTGTGATGGTTGACACCGGCATAACCTGCTTTAGCTTATATGCTGTTCGCCAACACTTTGGACAATGCGGTTTAATATAGATAATTGCTTGCATGTGTTTCTCTTCTCTCGATAGTTTCTCAATGATTGCTTGCTCTGTGTGGCTTACATATCCGTACCCGACTCGCTTCATCGCATTAGTTGAGTTCATAAGTACACCTCAATCGCGTGTCGTCATAAACGAACGCATACAGCAAATGTTTTCCCGTGGTGAAGCCATTCTTAATCTCATAGGGATCATTTGGCTTTGCAGTTCCAAGCTGGCGCCACATAATGCCACGATCATCTTTAAACCGCTCGCTATGATAGTGTCCTGAGTGAAGTTCGTATGTTTTTGCCATATTGAATATCTTTTTGTACTCAAATGGAAAAAGTCCTGTCAGCTTGCCCTTGGCTACATCTCCGTGTGCGAGCATAATGCCAACATGCCCTAGCAAGTATCCACAGCGCCAGTCGGTTGCCGGATTACTGTCATTGAGATCAACGTGTACTTGTGGATAGCGATCTATCAGTGCATAAAGAAAAGCGTATTCGAGATCTCCACTGTGATTGCCAAAAACGCTCTTGATTGAGACGCGATTGCTATATTCAATTGCCAGCGGAACAATCTGATCAAACAGCTTCACAGCATCATGGAATGCCTGGCGCATGTTTGCGTGATCTAGCTGTGTCCCTCTAACCGTTTGTGTCGCATGAATCTGATCACTATGGAACAGATCTCCCAATTGCTCGATCACAATCTCGTTGTAGCCGTCCATGATGATCTCTCTAAGTTGACTCACCATGTCTTTTAGATCGGCGAATGTTGTCCAGCCAAAGTGCAGGTCAGGCAATGGGATGACTAAGTTACGATCGCCGAATTTTTTCATGCCGTAATTTACCGGAATGATTTTGTCGTTGAACGCTTCAGCCATTTCACTTATCGATAAGCCTTGTTTCGGCTTTACGCGAATATGAATGCTGTACTGCGGAACTATGCCGTCTTCGGTACTATGCTGCTCATACACTTTGTAGTCGCCTAAGACCATCTCGAACTTATCAGGATCGTATCCACACAACTCCATCAAAGTTCGTGGGTCTTTATTTGGCTCATGTTTGAGTCTCATTAAGGCCGTGACCGTTTGGCTACCATCAGCATTAAGAGCCACTTTTCTGTCAGCTGGTTGGCTCTTTCTATCTGTTTTTGCTGAATCGTATTCATTCTTGACTGGTTTTTGGAATTCGATGCCAAGCCGTCTTGCTTTACCTTGAAGCGCATCATAGCTAATACCGAGCTTGTCTGCTGTCTCGCGTCTTGTATAGCCTTCGGAGGCGAGCTTCCTAATGCCACCGATCTGTTCATCTGTCCATTGCATCTACTCGCCTCCAAAAGTTTAAACTAGATCTCCATTGGGTCGTCATCGCATGGTCCTTCTTCCCACCACGATGCAAGACACTTAGCGGATTTTGTTCCTTCGTGGTATTCCTTGTCTAGTTCCATTGTGACTACGTTGTCATGTCCATAAATTCTAGTTGACAGATAATCATCTAGCTTGGCTTTATCAGTTGTAGCAAATACAGCATCGGCCTCTCCGGTTCCGCCTTCCCATTGATCGGCGTCCCCGGTCTCACATACAACCAAGTATAGTTTCATGTTCTTACCTCCTGAAATATGTACGAAAATGGCACCTCACATGAAGCGAAGTGCTATAGTCCGGTGCCTACTCCTAGGGTTTACCAGACTTGGTCCCTATGTGAGAGGTGGGGATCGAACCCACATATTGTCCGTCTGATGACGGGGCGCTTTTCCACTTAGCTACTCTCACTACTTGCTGACACGAATCCTAGATACCACGCTAGGCCGCTAAAGACAGATCTGTCATCCGGTATAAGCGTATCTTCTTACACTGGCCATTTTTTGCTCGCTCTCCCAGTGTCAGATGGGGTCATCGCAAGCTGTGTCCGGTCGCTAAGCTGGACAATGTGGCATGCGGGAATCGAACCCGCCTGACTATCTCAGCCAGTCCATTTGCCACGCCTTGCCACAGCTTTATCATCACTGAGGCTCGGAGGAAAAACACGGTGTCTCAGGTTTCTCACCTTTGGCACAATACCATAATAAGGCGGAAAAACAGTTGAAAGGTCTCACAAAGGTCTCATCTCGATTTCAACCAACGGACAAATCTCAGCGAATGCGATTAGCGCTTCTCGTTTTGTTCGATAATACTGGGCTTTTGATAAAAACAGCTTGTCCATTATTTGCTGGTCACTGTATCGTTTGGTCAAGTAAGAACTTGTTAGTATAAGCCGATGATTCTCTGAATCCAGAGATTCAATAGCACCTTCACAGCACGCTATATAGTACAGCTCGTCAGCGTGCGATACGAGCTTGTCCTCGGCTTTGTTGCCATAGCTAGGTGACTTAGGCATGCCGTCCATCACGGGGCTTCTGAGCGCTATTTTGGTGCGTTGAGCGAGCCGCTTGTGATGCCAGTAGTTCCCCAAGACCTCTTTGGCGTTTTCAATTGTTTTGTCATGATCAATTGGGCTAAAATATCTCGTTGCTCGCACCACTGCGTCCACTCCTTATGGTTTAATTAAATTTGTAAAAGTTTGGGGAATAAGCGTGCCGTAATGGTGCGCTTTTTTATTTGCTTTCAGAAGGCCGAATGAGTTCCCATGGATCAATCCCAGCTCCATATGCGATTTTGTCCAAGGTGTTGAGTGAAACACTGCCCTTCCCAGAGATTACATATTCAAGCGTGGTGATGGGTATTCCGATCTCTTTTGCATATTTGGCTTGTGTCATGTTCAGATCGTATATATTCTTCCTAAGGTTTTCGGCCAATGCTCGTTTGCTGTCCAAATTATTCACCTCCTACTTAGTTTTCCAGTTAGCCCACATCCACATTGCAGCACCTGAGATTAGCAGCATGACGGCAATCATCTGTTTCATTGCCGCTCCTCCCTGATTGAATCCGCAATGTCCCAAAGCGCAAACAAGATTGCTGCTAATATCAGAAAAACAAACGTTTTATAGTATCCGTATACCAAACGTTTCTCAGGCATAAACGAAGCCACAATGCTTAAAATGAAACCAATCCACGACATGAAACGGTAAGGCCTTATTTTCATTGTTTTCCCTCCAATAGCTCCGGATTCTCAAAAATGCTATAGCCCCGTACCTTCTGCTGCTTACCACGCACTACCGCGTTCACATCGCTTGAGGCCGCACCGATAAACCTAGCAGCTTCGCTTTGAGATACGAACCTGTACGCAATCCCACTTGGTGAAATAATAAGAACGGGTTTACCACAATGACCACTAGTACGCTGTGTCAACGCTGACCGTTGATTGTGCGCTCCGTAGTTGTTGTTTTCAGAATGAGTACACCATTCAAGGTTTTCTGGTCTATTATCAGCACGATTCTCGTTGAGGTGGTTTACCTCTGGCTTTTCTTCCGGATTTGGAACGAATGCTTGAGCAACGAGCCTATGAACTAATTTACTAACACATTTTTCGTTCATGCGAAACACTACTTGCAGATAGCCTTTATTACTAAGGCTAATTTTATAATAGTTTCCCTTAACTGATCGAACCCTTCCTAGAGTGCTAACTTCGAGTTTTTTAAAATCCGGATGTGCTTTCCAAATTTCTGTTTTCATTGTTATTTCTTCTTTGCGTCTTTCATTTCTTGTTCAAGGATCTTATTTATATACGCAACCAGCTTAGTCCAAGACAAGTTGTATTCCTCTTTCAACGCTTTAAGTTTTAAATAGTCGTCCTCGTTTAGTCTTATGCTGGTTATCACTGACTTTTTAGCCATGTTTTTGTCCTCCCCTCACTCTCTATAAATATTATAGCGTAATACGTACTACAATTCAACAACTAAATAAAAAAAGTTCCCACTGTTAAGTGAGAACTAATTTTGTGCTTTGTAGGGATTTTCACCCTACATTATAGCCATGGCGTATCAAAGCTGTTCTTCTGTGAATAGCCCTGTGTGATAGTCATATCTAGCAATCGTGATAGGTATCTTGTACCTGATCATGAACAGCAGCATTTTCTGCTTAGAATCTCGCGTCAGCGTAGCATTCCCACCTTTGACGTCCACCACTTTCGTTAGCTTGCCATTTTCGTAAAAGCAGTAGTCGGGTGTGTATCTTCGTGCTGAATATCGCTTGCCGTTTATCGTGAATGCCGAAATAATCTCGAAATGTTCCTGCATCGTGAACTTCTTTGGCCTATTGCGAATCAGCATGTAGTAAGCACCCTCTGCTTTGCTTGCAAATCGAATGCCATCAATTACGACTGGCTGCGCATTGTACTTGCCTCTGCGTCTCTTGCGGATAACCATGGCTAACGACTCGCAATCTCTTCATGGCCGTTGTTGCGGCGCGGTAACTTGATCTCAAACTCACTTGCCACTCGCTTCACGAACGTTGTTGACTTCCCAATCCGTTTCGCAACGCCAATCAGTGTGTCGCATTGTGAGGCTGCTGCTGGCGTGGTTCAGGCTGATATACAGAAACATCTAGGCCTCTGACAGGAACTAACCACTTCATTTCAACCTCTACAGGGTCATTCGCCTCAGCTTTGAAGTGGATCTTTTCAACCTGTCTAACCTCAATGCCATTCAAAAAAACTTTGCCGTTTTGAATTCGTAGGCTATTCATCATGATTTTTTCTCCTTAATCGATTTCTTCGACTTCAACTCTCGGGTTAGCTTTGTCAATAAAGAACCGATCTCGCAGTTCTACAATGTGATCCCAATTATCGTTTTCTAAAAATTCAGCCTTTTGCATGCCGTCGAAGATGAACTTGTGCTGAAACGCGATGTTGTCCGGGTCTGTTCGCTTGTCATACCAGTACCAGTCGAAACTCAGGGGTTTTCCCCACTGAAATTTCACGCCCTGATTCATCGCTTTTCTCACAGCCAACATTACCGTTTCCGTTGCTTGTTTCTTGACTTTTGCTCCGCCAAACATGTTGCCTCGTTCAACCTTGATGTACTGGTTAAGAGTCATGAGGGGCAATGGAATAATAATCCTGTTCACGCTGGCTTCACGTCCTTCAGATAGTATTGACGTTGCTCGCCATCAATCATCTCAACCGTTGTGATTAACTCTTTGGGGGCCTTGCCATCAAAAGCAACTGGCTTGTTGATGTCTTGCCTTGCACCTCTGGCGTTGTATCGTTCAACCCTGATGATTCGTGCCATACCGCCAAGACCACGCACGCCCATGAATACTTGATCAGGAACCACAACCAGATCACCGACCATCATTTTTGTTTTATTTGCTTGCATTTGAAGATTCCTCCTGTAGTTCCTTGTATTCTTCCTCGCTAATTGGCTGTTTTAGTTTTTCTAGCGATATCCCCATGGCTTTAGCTATCTTTGTAAGTGTGATCATCATTACCTCTTTGCCACTAAGGAAACTAACAATCGTGATGCGGCTCACATCAGCAATCAAAGCAAAACGGTACATTGGCAAGCTGGGATGATCGTCAAGAAAGTTACGAAGTCGTTCACGTGCCCAATCTTGGTCGTCATTTTTTCTCCTTAGTTTTAGATGTGTTTGATAATCAGTGGTTCCGGAATATCGACTTTAATGTCATCACCACGGGTGTTGTGCGATCCCGTGCGCTTGGCCATGTTCTCGTTAATCCAGCGGATACACTGAGATTGATACTCGGCTCGGTAATACTCGGTTCCTGTGTTTAATCCTGCTACTACATACATTTGTTTGCCTCCAATAACTTCACAGCATCGTCTGCCGATCTGCATACGCCATAAATTACTTTTGTTCCTGATATAGCGGCCGCAAAACGTTTTTGATCTTCACGAAGTCTGCCTTTTTCGTTTTTGCATTCAACCAATACAGCGCGTCCGTCCGCTTTTCTTATCGCAGTAATATCAGGCCACCCAGGTGGTGGTCCTGCGTTGAAAATTCTTCCGTCCACAGTCCTTACAGTTCCTACGTTCGTTCTAGCAACAATGCAACCATGTTCCGATAGTGCCAGCATGATTTCTGATTGAATGGCATGCTCTGATTTCAATCCCATAGGTCGTGCTCGCATACAGTCCAGTTGCCGTTCGATAGCTGTGAGTTCCAAACCGCTTTCTGCTTGTGGCCAATATCGCATTCAAGTAAAAGCTTAGAATTTGTATAGTTATGTCTTAAATAACTCACTACTACAATGTGTGGTGTTGGTCTATAACCTATATAATTTTTTCTTGCCATGACTTCCTCCAATTTTGTCCACGTTTCGCAGACACTCCTTTAATGTCGGATGTGACGGATAATGTGACGGATCTTTAGAATCCTATATGCTTACTCTCGCAACGATTACAGTCCATTTGTGACGGATGTGACGGATCAACTCGCAAACAGTTTCCATAGTGTATATATTTTTCCTTTTCGCCTATACTACTTTTTAACTATTCATCCGTCACAAGAAATAAATATAAGCTAAAGCCTTACAGCCGTAAGGGTTGACCGAAAAATTCATCCGTCACACCATCCGTCACACATCTTTCAGATTTTTGCCCAATTTAAGCGCGGATCGGTTTTTTCTTTAATTCCTAAATACATCCGCCCGTTTCGCTTTCTAACGTATTCGAATTTCTTTTGCATTTCTGCGCCAAACTTCTGTTTGCGCATCTTGTATTCACCTGATTTGTCACACCAGTCAACATATGTTTGGTAAAGTTGACCAGCAGCGGCCTGATAACCAGGCCCTTTTTCGCAGCAATCATTGACAAATAGTTCAAGAACATCCATTTCTGTTCGATACTCATTGCTTGCATCTTTCACACTCTGCGGCGGCTCTAATCCTTCACGCTGCCACTTGAGTGCGCCATCAACGGCCCAATTTAGAATCCCGATTGATTCACGTTCAAGCTTGTATGTCAGCCTTTTGTCTACCTGATCCACTGGCACTTGATGAGTAAATGGAATCAGCATCAACCTTCGCCAGATACCATCATCTGTTCCTCGAATAATTGGCTTGTGGTTTGTTGACAGCCAAAGCTTGAATTCTGGTTTGAATTCGAACTCTGATCCGTATAAAAAACGTGCGGTAACAGATTCTCCTCCGGTTAGTTCTTTGATAAGTCCTTCATCTAGTCGGACGCCTTCATTTGGTTCACTTGCAGATACCAGACGAGCTCCCTTTAGTCTTGCAATATCGCTGTTGGCGCCCCCGCTAGACTGCTGAACCATAATTGATTTAGCCTGCATCGTGCGTGAATAACTTCCAGCTATGTGCTTGAGAGTATCCATGAAAACAGATTTACCATTTCGCCCTGATCCGTAAAGGATAAACATGACCTGCTCTTCAACTGACCCTGTTAATGAGTACCCGACCGCTTTTTGAATGTAGTCAATCAATTCATTGTCTCCATTGAAAGTCTGATTCAAAAAAGCTTGCCATTCAGGACACTCAACAGTGTCTGAATATTCAACGTTTGATTTCTTCGAAAACATTTTCTTGATGTCATGCTCGTGAAGAGTCCCATCAGATAGATCAATATATCCGTTGTCAACATTCATTAAGGTCTGATCGGCATCAAATTCATCAGTTGTCACCGGTAGGCGATGTTGAATTTCATCTTCAAGCGCTCTTTTAGCACGATTTCCACGACTGGTTTTGCAAAACTTTGCCCATTCCTTCTCAGCCTTATCGGGATCAACATCAGGAGGAGTTTTTGGCTTTTCCTTTTTCAAGTCAGCAATTACTTCGTCAATCATGGTTCGCAATAAGCCGCGCTTATCAAGTTCCCAGAAGCTACCATTGTAAATATACCAAGCCTTATCGATATAGCTGTACCTTGCGACATCACCATATCGATCAACAAACCTATCTGCATTACCTGTGTCATCCCACGAACGAGGAGGAAACGCTTTTGGCTTACCAGTGTCAGTAATAAATCCAAGCTTATATTTAGGCTTTTCATGTTTCGGCTGATAAGTGTCACGCACATCATTAATGGCTCGGTTGAGCGTTGAAACGCCGTAGGTTGTTTTTCCGTGCTTCTCATCCCACTTTGGTCTCATTAACGATGAATGGCGGAATATACTGTCCATCCGTGTGAAATCTCTGCCTGTCCAAAATGCCAAGTCATTTGCGAATGCCAGATCAGCCTCCGATTGAGATGGATATAATGGTTCCCAGCCTCCGTTGAGCAGTTTCTTAATTCGATCACCACTTTTTGATTTCAACATTTTAATGATGATCTCATCTTCAGAAAGATTGTTAGGTGCTAAATTGTACCTGCTGGGCAAATCGATGACGGTTTTTGGCTCCAGATATTTTGAATATATCCGCTTGAATTCCTCTTTTGTGGGAGAATTGATTGAATGAAACTTGCCAATCTCATCTCCAGTCATTGCAAAGAACCGCCCGCTTTGATACATCTCAACATTAGCTTTTCTTCGGCGTGTACCGGGTATTTCGCCTTTGACAATGATGTGAATACCAGTACCAGACATTGATCTTTCGGTATATGACTTGAAAGTATTCATGAACTCCCATGCGACATTGTCGTCGGTTTGTCCTTCTTCAAGTCTCTCCAAATCATCGCCAATATGATCAACGTCAATTCCTACATATCCGTTTGCAAAGAAAAATCCAAGTCCGTCAAGGTCATAAGCCTGCAATGCTGTGATTGCTTCTTCAAAAGTTACCCACTGTTTGGAGTCCGTTGAGCTTGTTTTCGTGCCTGTTAAAGCAGAGTAAGGAATCTTAGTATATTTGTTTTTTTCTGGTTGCCAAATACGGTGATAGCATCCCCATTGCCGAAGATTTCTTAACTCTTGGGGTATTTTATCGTACATCACATTGCCTCCACTTCGTATCTTCCTTTGGCCAAATGACCAGTACGCAATGCGTGAGATACGCCAATTTCATCCGATTTTAAGTGAATCCTGCGAGCAAGGATCTTTATCCTGCCCTTGCTAGACACTTGGTAAATACCTTCATATCCGGCAATATCCTTCCATATTTCTTCATACATTCGTACTCCTCCTAGAATGGCAAGTCTGAATCATCAATTGGTTCATGAGGCTGGCTTGACTGCGACTCGTCCTTAAATTTATGCGCAACTTGTGGATATTTGCTGGCATGAACGCTCCACGGGGCCACTGTGTTCCGATCACCATATTCAGAATTTTTCTCAACTTTGACATAAACTCGTACAGGCTTGTGATAAATAGCTTTGCAGAAATCATCGATGCTATTTAGTGGAGTGCCTTCAGGGATCTTTGTCGCTTCCAATACATACTGGAGCCCGTCCATATCGTATTGATTCGTAGCTTTGCGCTTCCAGTTATCGAAAAAGACAATTCGGTTATGATACTTTCCGTTCGTTTTCGGCTCTGCTGCATCAAGATCATTGCGAACCGTGAGACGCAGCTGTAGTGATTCTGATCCATTCTTAGTTGCAGTTTCACCGGCTTGCGTAATGACCATTTCATATTCACCCTGTGGAAGTGGTGAAAAATCGTTTTCCTGGTTCTTGCTATAATCTGCGGTAATGAATGACATATTAGTTTCCTCCTAAATAATTGTGTTCGGCAGCTTTACGGGCTGCGATGGCTTCGTCTTTGGTTTCAAAATATCCTAAACTTATCTGTTTACCTTTTACTGTAATGGCCGCTTGCCATTTCTTCCCCCTTCGATAGACGCCGGTCACACCACTGGTATTTAGTGAACTGCTGCGAGGGATCGGCACTGGTAACACGCCGTGCTTGAGGTAATTTGATTTAGCGTCTTCGTACGCTTGATGTGCCTCTTCACCGTTATTAAAATGTCCAAGTCCATAGTTGATCCCGTCAATGCCAATTTGGGAAAAGTATCTGCCAGCATTGATAGTCACCCCCGCATAACCCGTGGTATTCCTTGAACACATAGATTGTGGGAATTTTTTATCTCCGCGATGCCCATGTCGTAAATTTCCTGATGTTATTGTTTTAACTTTATGCGTTCCAATATTGCGGACAAGCAATTCGGTTCCCGCACTTCGTGATGTAAAGCCGGTGCGTCCAATCACTTTAAGTTTTCCGAATGTTTTTCCTTCGTATTCAATGTATCCACCCATCTATGCTCGCTTCCTTTCCTTTAGCCATCCCCTAGCCACAATCTGGTGGTATGCCCATCCTGGTTTATATCCATGTGCTTTTGCAATTGCGTACATGTCTTCGGGTGACTCGGCGTCTTCGGCTTTCATTTGTCCATATTTGGTTTTTGAATAGTCCGCAACTATTTTGAATACTTTCTTGTCTACCTTTTTTAATTTGGCCGTAGGATCAACTTCAAGATCAGCACCATCTGCTCTGAATGAATATCCGCAAAGTGGGCATTGCTTAACCTGCGCAGGAACGATTCCATAACATTTTGGACAGCTCTTGATCGCAGGTCCGTCTGATTTTCCGCTACGTTTTACTTTTTTAGGCCTATCTTCAAGTGACCATTCACGGTCAGCATCAGGAAGACCAAAGCGATAAACGTTCGCAACGTGATCAATAATGATTGCTCTTTTGTTCGGTCTATAGCGCATTCCTCGCATCGATTGCTGAATGTCAAGGACAAGAGAAGCAGTTGGTCTAAGCATGATAACAACACCACATTCGGGAACATCAAACCCTTCGGATATGAGATCACAATTACTAATAACCTTGATCTGTCCATCTTTAAATCCGCGCATAATATCAGCACGTTCGCCAGCTGGTGTCTTACTATCAACATGCAGGGCATTGATACCAGCATTCTTGAACGCTTCTGCGACTGATTGCGATTCGCTGATACTGTGCGCATAGACAATAGCTTGACGTCCGTTTGCCAGCTTCTGGTAATGACTAACAACATCACCAAAAATCATCTTCGTATTTGCCTCATCAATCGACTTCGTGGAATAATCACCAGTTGATGATTTCTTTAGCTTTTCAACGTCAATTAAGGTTGGCGCATAGTAGTCAAAAGGTGCTAAGTAGTGATGTTCAATTAGCCATTTCACTGTTGGACCCTCAACCATGGTTTCATAAACATCCCCCAGTCCCTTTCCTGAAAGTCTCCATGGACTTGCTGAAAACCCTAAGCGTGGAACGTCCGAGTAATAGTCGTAGATTTTGTGGTAAGTCTTTGCCAAGCTGTGATGCGTTTCATCAGTGATGATTAGAGTCGGTTTTGGCAATTTTCCTAAGCGTCTAGCAATTCTGCCAACAGTCATGATGGTGCATTTGCTCAAATCAACCCCGTTTGCAATAAAAGTCTTTGTGATTTGATCAATAAGTTCTTTTCTGTGAACGGTGAACATAACGTGTCCACCCTTCATGACTGCCAACCTAGCTATTTCAGCTATGACAACTGACTTACCAGATCCTGCTGGGCTCACTAGCAGTACAGACTTGTGACCATTAGCTAGTTTGTCCCGTGCTTGATCCACTAGTTTCTTCTGGTAAGGATGAAGCTGAAACATTGCTATCACCTCCGAACTTGAATAGATCCTCAATGGCGCACGCAGTTCGATCATCCAAACGATTTTTGGCAAAAATTGCATCTGAACCTGCAAGGATAACTCCTCGGTGGCTTGTCTTTGTGCTAATGACCACGCGTCCCACAACATCTGTCAGGCCTAATAGGCCGTCACGTACGCTGTCACGAATCGCTGGTGCATACTGGCTGAACGATTGCCCGGTTTCACTTGTAACATCTCGCGTGTTCTCCCAAGCAGTTACTAGCACGTTTACTGGTGCGTCCATGAAGATCATGGTCATGATGCGTGCAAAGTAATTCGCCCATTGTCCATAATCCTGAATCTCGTTGCCAATGCCGTTCTTGCTGGCACGACCACGTTCGACAAACCAGTCTTTTTCGAACGCCGAGACGTTGTCGATCACCAGATTGTCATATCCAGAAACACGTTCAGCCAGATTTTTCAGAAATTCTTTCCATTCCTCGCTTGGCTTGCTTCGGTCAAATGGCTGCACATCAATGTTTGGTGCACCGGATAGCACTTTTGAACTGTCATCCAGATCTAGCACGAGTGTTTTGCCATCAAGATTGCGAATGGCTGATGTTTTACCGACACCAGGCTTCCCGTAAATCAAAACTCGCCAGTTCTTTGTTCGATCAATTGCAGATGCATGTTTAATTGGCTGCATGATTTCCTCCTACTTAATCAATAAGTGCTCACCACGTGGCTTAAGCTCAGCACCTAGCACTTTTTCTCCGGCTTCTAATCGTTCTCGAATCTTGTCTGTATCTGGTTCGCGTTTTACCTTGAATACATCAGCCTGCAAATTGCCTTGATCGATGTAAATTGGCTGTTTTCCACCATTCTTAGCAACGCTGATAGTGAATAGTGATGTCTTGATCTTGTGTTGATTAGTTTCGTTCATTGCTTCAACCAACCGCTGTGAAATAGTACCAAGGTTAGATTGATAAGCTTTAATACGCGCTTCGAAACGATCACGTTCTTTTTTGTTGGCTTCAATATCGGCTTTGATTTGGCGAATAACCTGTGCATATCCTTCAGCTTTGTCATTGATTGCATCCACGATTGAATCCATGGTGTCTGCCAATACTTCGGGATCAGTTGTCCCGTCTTCAGCTAGTTCTAATAAACTCGCATATTTTCCTTGTAAGTCGTATAATGTTGACATAATAAACTTCCTTTCTATCAGTCGTTGGTCTACATACCAGCGGCTTTTTTCATGGTTTGCTTGATAATAAATAGGATAGCGTGTGCGCCATCTTCCTGACCCATCGCATACGTTTGATGAGGGTCTGTGTTGTTCGGCCCATAGTCGGTAGCAACCTTGTGATATGCCGCGATCTGACGGTTCGCTTCGGCTAGAATTCGTTCGTATTCCTCATTGGTCATCACGTTACCCCCTTAGTTTTGCTAGTCGTGCACGTAGCTTCTCGTTCTCGGCAAGCAGCATCTTTGCAATTGGTGTGTGGTTGCCGCGCATAATGTCTAACGTCAATTTGTTGTGTTCGTTCAGCAAATCACCAATGGTACGTTCTGCTTCATTCAATCCACTGCCTCCAATTTCCGCTGTGGCCTAAGCAGTGACCAACGATCACGCCGAAGCCACCAGCAATTAGTAAATAACCAATCATTTCTCCGCCCTCTTACTGATTTCTGGAAAGTGTGCCTGTATAAACTGATCAAACTCTTCTGGCTTACATCGGTAACTTGATTTACCGCCGTGTGGGTACATCACTAAGCGATTACGAAGCACGCGTTCATATGGCCAAAAAACATTGCGCTTAAACCAATCTTTGTCTTGGTGATAACGCCTGTTTAATTCTGGAATGTCCCACCAGCAACGATAATCAGCGTCTCGCTTCAATTGCTCGTATTCCGAACGATCAACGATATGGCACCAGGTCAAAATCTTTGACTTGGTCCTTGAAGTCTTTTAGTGCTTGACCTTCAAGCAAAAAGTAGTGCTTACCCGAAATGAACTTGCCCTTGTTGTTGGCAAAATTGTTCTTGATAACATTTGCTGTAGTTACATAGAGTTCCGCTAGTTGTTCGGTGGTCAGTACACGCTGGCTGTTTTGTTCAATTGGTTGTAGTTCGTTCATATCTATACCGCCTCCTTTACTGGGTACTTCGGTTTTTCCGAAGTTGGTGACAAAAAAATATCAATTGCTTCCTGATCGCTAAGAGGGATGAATTGCATCATTTTGAATATTTCTTGTGCCGTGAAGTCTTTTCCACCCCGCTGCATTTTCCGAAATAATGTGCTTCTCGCGATCCCTAATGCTAAAGCTAGAGAATCTCGAGTGACGTGTCGTTCTGTCATAAGTCCCTTTAAACGATCCAAGTTCACATTAACCATATATGATTCTCCTTTCTGTCGCATTCCTGCGACTTGATGAATTAAGTATAAATCCCTTATAAGCAGTTGTCAATGTAAAAATCGCAAATATGCGACTTTTATTGTTGCAATTTTACGACGTGGGCTTATCTTTCCTTCATGAGTTGAGGTGGCCTTTCGTGACAGTAGTTACGTTTGACAGAAACAACTGTTCCTCGGCCACAGCGGCCGGGGATTTTTTGTATCCAGCCAACACTCAGTTAAACTGCTCGACATTTTGATCATCGTCTTGGTCACTAGCGCAGGCTGTTGTTGCACCAGCCAACAAAACAATGAGTAAGATGGCAATTATCTTTTTTTAGCATGATGGATCACCTTCTTTATTGGTATGCGATACAAGCCCCACTCTCCGGCTTGCACGGGGACGCCGCTTGCGTGGGGGGAGAATATATGCTAAGCAGTTGCCTTATTGCGAGGGTGTTGTAAGAACAAGAATACAATTGCAACAATCAACAAAACAATAGCTGGAAATGCCATTGCAGCGGTCAAACCAAAGCAAAGCGAACCAATTACGCCCAGAACACCGCCCACTAGCGAAATATTGTGCTTGTAGCTTTGCCATAAAGCTAGTGCGTTCAGCACAACTCCAATCCAAGCAACAGCATAGAAGAATGCGGCAGCACCTCCAGTTGCATTGGTCTTGTTTGCAGCATCGCTAAATGCGATTGAAAAGATGATAAACCACGATGAGGCAAAAATCACACAAGCAAAAATGTTGTAAATGCCAGTCCAAATGTTAATCTTGAGCTTTTTCATGATGAATTCCTCCAAAAAATTCAGCTTTTAACGTCGATCAGGGTTTGGACGTGAGATTATTTGAATGCGTGTGATCCGACAACTTTGCCAATCACTTCAATATTGTCTGTGCCGTCAGCGTAGAAGTCCGGGTAGATACGTTCGCTGAATCATTGCAACTTCCTTGGCCATGTCGAGCGTCATGACATATTCAATGCGTGGACGCCCGCCATTTGGGGTTTTCCCCGAAATTGGGGAAAAGTCCTGACCTTCTACAAATCCATAAGCAGCCATGTCCTTAAACCAGGTTGAAAAGTCCTTACCGACTTCCAAGAAATCGTGTAGCTCGCGACCGCTCACTGCGATCGTTCCATCATCGCGTGTGATGGTCTTGATTAGTTCATTCATTTAAATTTCCTCCTTTTGCTGTGACTGCTTATATTTGACGTATTCGATAGCTCGTTTCCAACGGTCTTTGTCGATTTGATTAGCAGTTAATCCCTGGCCGTCAGTCATCTTCTTAACCAGAATTGCCATTACCTGATCACTGATACCGAGAAATCTCGCAATGTCGAGCTGCGACAAATTCAAATGTAATAAGTAGCCTTTCCAGTCGTTACGGTTAGCAGTCCAATTGAGCTGCACGTTTACCATGTACTCACCTCCTGTATTTAATTAATTAATCAAGCAGCTGAAATTAGGTATCGAATGCGGTACTATTTGTGCATAGCAAATAGCCGAGTATAGTTACTCTTACCGGTCATCTCGTCAAAGTGTCAATCGGTAAGGGCTTGTTCGTATATTGCTCAATTACTTGATGAACTTATAATAATCGAATTCGGTACTTTTGTAAAGCTGTTTTTACCAAATTCGGTATTTATAACGCTCTCTCGAAAGAGGGATGCTTAGAAAATGCTGTTTGACCGCGTGAAAGAAACAGGAAAAAAGTTTAACTTGAACGTAAAAGAGATTGCCGTGAAGGCAGGAATTGGAGAAAACGCAGGCTGCAGGCATTTTAGTTGCCTATGTATCAGTGTCTGGAACTGTTTTGTCCCCTTTTTGTCCCCTTTGGCTGGCAAATCTAGAAGCGTCCAGAAGCAAGTTATTAAATCGTGTCCTAACGGATTCTTTGTAGCTGAAGATTTAGTCCACAAAAATAAGCCTCCCGCCATTACTGGTAGGAGGCATTTTTGTTACCTGATATACAGACTTTCGCCAGGATAGATCAGGCTGTAGATTGACTTGCCATTGTTAGCGGCCATTTTTAATATGCTTAAAATGGATTGATCGAACTAATGCCGATCTGCAAACGATCAAGCGGTTCTCCAAACAAGCCGGCATATGTGTCTGTGTACTGTGGCAAACTCGTGCCATCATCACATACAACGCCGAGCCAGCCAGCCCGTTGTGTCGTCTGACTGCGGTAATACGCTTGCTGGTACGGCTCACCAGCAGGAGTAATAAAGATGATCTGGACTCCATCAATCGCTTCACCAGCAATACCGGCACAGCCGTTGACCGTATCGTTGCGATCACCTTTGGTTACCCAAGGCAGCCAACCGCTCTTAACTGTGTGAACTCGATACTTAACGCTACCATGATCAACTTTGATGTATAGCAGATCGTGCTGATGATTAGGCATACCAGCAAATCCATTGTCACCAGATCCAAAATTAGTAACCTCATCAAGCCAACTGCCACCGAGCAAATGCAAACCGTATCGAACGTTCACATTACCAGATGCAGTTGCTTGTGGCCGCAAACTTTCTGCCGCTGGTGCACTCGGGGACGGATTGACAGTAGTTGTGCCATTAGCCAGATCTACCGCCAATTTTTCCTTCGTAATACCCCATCGAGCCAGATACCCATATGGATCAGTATGATCACCCCAAATATGCTGCGTTACCCACAAATGAGACTTGATGCCAGGCGTTCCAGCACCGCCAGCGTCCAAACTAGTCGGAATGCCATATTGAGCGGCCATATCACGTGCAAGCTCAATATAAACGGCATAATCCTTCTTGAAAGTTTCGGGATCACTAGTGTGGCCCAATTCAATTTGGACCGGGCTGTTAGCATTTGCCACGGTCCCAGCGCCCCACTGAACATAGCCGGGTTCACCAACTTGATAAACCTGCCCGCCATCGCCTACAACAAATGCCGTATAAGCAACTTCAGCAGCAATATTGTTTTTGAAGTAAGCGGCATTTGCACGCGCACCAGATTCAGCACCAACATCATGTAGGATAATGTAAAGTCGATTAGCTACTTGCGATGAACCTTCATTTGCACCCAAAGCAAATTCTTTATTGATGGTATAACTCATACTATTTTACCTCCTCACTAGCTACTGGAGCAACAGATTCCGGTGCCAGCTGAGCCTTAACTGCATCTGCGGCCGCCTGAGCTGCGGCAGCTACCTTGTCTTGATTAGATACTTCCTGATCAACTGTCTTTTGCGGATAGGTTTCTGCTAGGCTGTCTTTCAAATCCGCATAAGCTTTCTCAACTGCGTTGGCAATCGTCTGCTCGTCTGTGCTGGTGAAACCAAGTGACTTCAAGCCGTCTTTCACAGCCTGAATAGCAGTCGATTTCTTAACCGCACCGTCAATTGCCTGCGTCATACCGAGATGTTCTGCCGCCGTTACGGCTGCATTTGCTAATGGACCTAATACCTTTACCAAGGTGAGTGCCTGCTTGTTAGCCAGCAATTGTTTTGAAATCCAAGTCCCAATGATTGGGATTGCCGCTACTGCAAGTGATACCAAAAGTTCTGTCCAATTATTCATGATTTGTTTTCCTTTCTATATTAAATGACGTCTTCTAGTGCCGGTGACCAAGGGGTTGCGATACTTCCTTTTTCCAGCTTACGATGATGGAATGTTACAATGTTGCCAGATGTGTGACCAGCATTACCTGCATAAACAATGAGCCAAGTATATCCGTCTATAGGCTTGACTAATCCTGATATTTTGCCATCAACAATAGAAAATGTAGTATAAGAATCTAAAATGGTCAGGTCCGTTTTTGGATTATATGATCTAACATCAATAGAAGTAGCGGTTCCTGAAACGGATACCTCGGAACTAAAGGTGTATACAGACCCCGCAATTAAATCATTATATACAGTCGCAAATCTCCATCCTTGATGGGAAGACGAGTCATCTACTATTAAGTCACTACTAGTGCCGGTTAGCAGGTTTCTTCCATACACCTGTACCCCATTGCTGAAAACCTTGTCTACCGGTTTACCATCAATAACACATGCTCTACCATTAATTGTTGGCATTCAATCACCCCTCAATGAAGTAAACGCCGGACTTGTCGGCTAATGCATCATAAGCGGCTTGCGAGATGATATTGATAACGGCATCAGCGCCTTTGTCACCCTTGTCACCTTTAGCGCCAACAAGAGAGGCAAGCCATTGATTGACACTTCCAGAGAAACCAGCATTCACGGCAACCTGATATGCAGAAAGTCCTTGATCTCCTTTGTCACCTTTGTCGCCTTTGTCGCCTTTGTCACCTTTGTCGCCTTTGATACCTTGCGAGCCACTTAAGTCGGCAATATAGGTGAAGCTGGTGCCGTTCCATACGTAAAGCTTACCGTCATCAGGATCATTGACGTCACTGGCAATCATGGTGAAATCACCATCAGAGAAGCCATCACCATTCATTTGAGCAATGGACGGGAACGTCTTTACGATTTGGAAGTCTTTCCCCGCATCGCCTTTATCGCCCTTGTCACCTTTAGCGCCAACGAGAGATGCAAGCCAGTCCGTTTGCGAGCCTTTATAGCCATTAATGACCGCGACTTGATAGGCAGATAGTCCATCAGCACCCTTATCGCCTTTCAGACCATTGGCAACAGCAACAGATACTTCTTGCTTTAGCTGCTGACTAAGGTCACTGAACTGCTGAATGAAGTCATCAACCGTGATGCTGCTGACAAGTCCCCCAGAAATACCAGTGACGTTCTCATTGATTTGAAGTGCCAAAAATCCATCACTAGGATAGATTGCAGTACCACCGTCTACGGTGTTCCACAGCTCAAGGAGATAGCTTCCGACTGGCAATTGAGCCAATTGTCCGCTAGTAATAACGGCATGATTGTTCGTGATACTGGCACTTATCCCCAGCAAATATCCAGAGTCGTTTTTGATTCTGACCTTTGCATCTGCTGTTAATGTTGCTGCGCTGCCATCATCGAACGCATTCAAATGTATTTCAGTTGTGGTGTCGGCAAATTTGAACTTTTTATCGCCGTTGCCAAGATATAGCTTCCTCATTGCTTGCTTGTCTCCTTTCTAAGACGCTCATTCTCACGTCTCAAACGGTCATTGTCTGCGCGTAATCTGTCGTTCATGTCCTCAAGCTCATCATGCCTGTTCTTCCGTTTACCCTCGCGGTAGGTCAGATAAGCTACAAGCGTTGAAACGATGGTTGCAATGTATGGAGTAGAATCGACAATGATTTTAGTTATCGCTGCTGTCACGGCTGTCACTCCTTCGCGCAATAATCAGCACGAAGGCTGTTATGATCGCATTGCTGATCCAACTTGAGTAGATTCCAGTTGATATTGAGGTCAGTAATTGCAGTATTGTCAAGAACGACATTAAAAAGCTGGTAGTCGTAAGCAACAGACGATTGGTCACCGCTAACTGTGTTTCCCATAGCACCCAACCCCCAATCCCGAGTCCATCAATGACAAACAAAAACCCCACAATGTCATCGTTTAACCAGTCAGAGTAATGTGGGGGCCAGATGAAATAATGGTCATTGATGATTAGAAACAAGCCGATGGCAACCATGCCAATGGCGAGCGCTGTGTGTGTCGGGTGATTTCTGATTTTATTTAGCATTGTCATCACTTCCTTCCACAAAAATAGCCGCTAGCTTTTGCTGGCGACATAGTCACTACCTGTAATTTGCTTGTATTGATCTGGGGTGATCATTACCGGTACATAAGGTGTTAAATCAATTCCCCAACTGTAAAGTAGTGCACACTGATCATAATTAGTCACTTGATTTCACCGCCTTCAGCTGCGCTACTTCAAGAGTTAAATTTGCGAGTAGCATCTGTTCTGCGGTCGGTGTCACTTGATTAGCCGCTTTTTCTAGCGCTGCTTGCTTATCGGTATCTATTACAACAGTACCGTCATCAGCCAGCTTTGAGGCGCCAATGGCAATCTTTTTCAGTTCTTCAGGTGCAACCAGAATGGCTTTCTCATCATCGAATGGCGTTTGCCACTGACTGCCGTCCCAAAATTCCTGCTGGTAGCCAGTGATATAGCCATCTTCATCAGTGCTAAAAATTGCTTTTACTTTGTCAACTTCCATAACAACCTCCTAAACTGCGTATACCTCAGTCATAACCGCTTGTGCAAGCGATCCGCTCTTATTTTCATCAGCCCCAATAATGTGTGTATCATCATACCATATAACTTTGAAGATGGTCCCAACGTTTTTCATCGTGAAGGTAACTCGTAAATAGTTAGCACCAGTCGTGTTGTAGATCAATGCGGCCTTGGGAAGCAGAGTGAACGCATAGTTGTTATACGTCGGTGCTCCGTTTTGGTAATAGCTCCAAGCAATTAGCCATCCGGATAATGTTTTTGAGAGTGGCGTCGATATTGTCGCAGTATCAGCCTGAGCTGGATAAAAAGCACCATGCCAAACAAGCAAGTTATTGTTTGTTAATTGCAAGACTCTTAAGGCGTCTAAATTGCTGGTGATCCACTCAACTGGGCTACTAGATGTCGCTTGGTAATTGCTGCCAAGCGTTAGCATACCCAAAGTGGCTTGAACGCTTCCCATCAGTGTCCCATTATTGTAAATATTGCTTAACAAACCGAACTGATTGAGCTCTGTGTGGGTTATTCGACTGTTATTAGTATCCGAATACGTATCTGTGACGATCTTGCCATCGGCCATTGTGGTTGTTCCGTGAACAGTGTAGTTAGCAACTCCATCAGGCTTGACGCCTGTAAACGAAGAGATGAACTTAGAACCGGTGAATATGACACCATTAAATGTCATCCCATTAAACGTTTCAGCCGAAATGACACTTGCATCAACCTTGTTAACCTGCCATGTTGAACCATCATAGGTATAATATCCGGTCACAATACTGTTGCTGTTAGTCAGCCAATGCATGTCGCCTTTTTTGGGGGCAATTGGATAAGTTGCACCAACGGTAATAACGGGCACATTATCGCTACCATCTTTGCCGTCACGGCCATCAGTGCCTTTGAACAATGCCCATGAGTATTTTGTTGGATCGGTACTATCCGCTTGGGTCTGGTCAACATACTGGCCAAAATAGGACTTTCCATTACCATCTGTAGTTGAAAAGTCTTGACTTCCATCAATACTGTTGGCGTATGCAGTATGGAGATAGCTGCTTTTCCCATCTGCTCCCTTAGGACCGGGAACACCATCAGCACCATCAGCGCCCTTAATCAATGCCCACTTGCCAGCGTAATCAGCCGGATTGTCACTTGGCACGGATGATTTGTTGCTGTACACAACCGCCATATACTTCTTGCCAGCAGGCAAAGCACTCATATTCGTGCCTTGATCGTCATCGGCATAGCGAATCCATGGATAGTATTGAACCGTTTTAGGCAAATTTTTGATCTGCTCAGCAAGTTGCCGATATTGGGCTGCTACCTGATCATGTTCAATAAGGTAGTCTCCCAATGTTGCTGTGTGTGTATCCATCGAATAGCTTGATTTGAGTTCTAGCAAACGAGCCGACAGATACAAGTGTTCATCCTCGTCAGCTAAATGAATTGTGTCACCAATGTTGATGTTTTGTGGCAGCACAGCAATGTCGGTCTCGTAATTGACTGCTTCATGATTGTGAGTCTTAAGATCAGAGAGTGCAGATTGAAGCAAAGTCGCTTGCGAAGTAGCCGTATAAGTGACAACACGATTGATATACGCTGCATTGACATTCGGTGCACCACCCTTAGTTAAAAGTCTGCTCCATGTTTGGTTGGCTACCGGATCTAGCAAAACACCTTCTTTCGTTAACACGTAACGACCATCGGGATCTGTCCACTGATAACCTTGAAGCGTGATTGGCTGCTGATCAACGGTCTCGCCATCTTTGCTTTCAGGTGTGCCACCTGTCGGTGTAACGGCAGTATAAAGATCATAAATACTGCCGGACGTCACAATCTTATTGATGTCTTTATCAACATACAGCGTGATGTTTCTATCAGCACCGATGCGCTTATGAATGTTGATTAAGCGGCGCACAACCGTTGTTCCAGACACATCGAAACTAAAGTCCAGTTCAGCATTATCAAACTGAGTCGCAACAGATAGAATACGATTTAAAGTGGTGTCAGACTCGCCAGTCCATTCAAGCGTTCGCTTCAAATCAGGGATCTCGTTAAGACCGATTTCGAAACCCGAGTCATTCGTGAATAGGCTAATATAGTCGGCGATACCCATTGCTTGTGGAGCTTTATAGGGACCAACGGTCTCGTTAATCAAATCAATACCAGCATCTTCAGCAGCGAATGTCTCCTCACCAGCAAGTGGATCATGACTTGATTCCATAATTGTCATAAAGACTGCTTTATTGCGCTCATCCATATACAAAATGTAATTGCCACGTGCCGCCATCGTTTGAACCTTAGAAGACAGTTCAGGGGTGAACAGAATGGTTCCTGAATAGGTGCGAGCACCCGCTGAGATAAGCTGATCATCAGTATCATCGACAATGTGGATTTTCCCACCACCGCCAGCAGTTGCAGTCCCTAGCAGATGCCATGATCTATCCACAAAATAAAAATCTTTCATAGCCATGCCTCCTGCCAAGATACTTCAGCCTTACACCGCTTTGCCCAGCTTGATGTGAGCAATTCAATGATGTTATTTCCGGGCTGAATTTTGAAGCCGCCCCAATCATTGCCGATTGTTTGCAGTGTCCGATCTTCTGCACCATTGACAAGAACACGTCGATTAGCAACATCAATTTTCACAACGTCCCCGTCTTTGAAGCGGTTAGGAATATCATCCCAGTAATCAACGTTGATCCACTCAAAGTAGCTGTCTTGCCAGTTAATTGACCAACCACGTTGATCGGAAAATCCGGGGAACCAAGCTGTCCAGCCATCAATTGGCACACTAGAGAAGCCTGACACCGTCCGTGTCTCAATACCGCCATCACCTAAATCGATGCGATCCAAACGGAAGGTTAACTGATCACCCATTTTTGTGATAACGGCATTGTAGTTGCCGTCACGATAGTAATTGCGTGGCAGTAAGTCAAAAAATAGCATTTGTGCTTGGTTGCCATCATAGACTGTGCCTGAAAGAACCCACTGATCGTTTGAAGCACTGTCATCAAACAGCGCAAGAGAAGCGACAATCTTGCCTTGATACGTTAAATTGAACTCGAAACGGCCTACTTCTGCGGCGTTCGTCCCAACATTCACACGATTGACAAACTGAAAATTAGCCGTGTTAGAGCCATTCGAATTTTTCGGAATGGTGCCGCTCATTGAAGGCCCATTCCAGTAATTGGAAGCAGTTCGTTCAGTAGACGGGTAGGCAATACCATTTGCATATCCAAACGGTCCCGACTGTACGTTGGCATCATTGCCATGCTCATAGTAAGGAAAAGCCGTAACCCCATTATTGAGCGTGACCCCTGTCGGTGTCTGATTGAAATCGAGATGATAAACGCGTTCAGACTTTTGCTTCACAAAACCATCAGCCCCATCGGGAGAGCCGAACTGTAGCACACTGCCCTGATCATTAATAGCAGTTAACACACCGTTATCACCGTTGATAGTAGCCGTGATAACTGGTTCAGATGGATAAGTCCCAGCATTAGGCACTGTGATGGTATCGGAGTAGTATTCAGGATCTGCTGGGTTAGGTGACCACGGAGAAGCAGTATCGTTTTTCTCTAATTTGATATTGTCAATACATATCCAACCACTTCCAGAATATGTTTTAACGAAGCCAAAACGATAATTTGCGACTGTAATATCGCTGTCTGCGGTCATCGTTGCAGAAAATTGATGCCACGTGTTTTGGCCACCATCAGTGTTTCTATTGGCGTGACCCATTGACAGTCCCCAAATTGGAGATAAATCGCTCGTTGTCAAATAGTCTGACGCTTGTCCAGTTGCTGAACCTGCGGCCACATATTTGTAACTATAGGTCCATGTTTCGCCCGCTTTAATAGTAACTGGCTTTGACAGTGGGAAAACGCTGTATTGATCAGGAATGGTAGATGAATCACTACTTTGGTTTTCAATCCGAAGCATATAAGTTCCAAATGGCGTTGGAAAAGAAGGATCTTGTCCGATAACTTGAAACAATCTATTTGCGTCTTTACCATCACCCCAAACATAGTTTACTGGGGTTCGTCCTGATTCAAAGCTAGAATCTGTCAGCATGTTCACTGGCACGTCCTTGTATGGCATGTTGTCAGCCGTCTTCGTGGCTACCGAGTGCGCAATACCATCGGGAACAAACAAAGTAAATGAGGAAGTGATCGCATTCTGGCCTTTAGGAACATCGTCAATATCCGATAAGGTCGTAAGCCAATATTTTGATGGGTCATCATTGAAAGAAACCTGATGGTTCTCACCGTGAAGTATGTCATTGAGCTTATAGAATGCTTGCCGGAACGAAAGATTGTCCGCTGCTGCAAGCCTGTAGCCAACAACAATCTCACGAGAAGGGTTACGAACATACTGGATAAACTCGCCATCTGAATTGCCAATCGTTTGTTTTTCGATTGACTGACTTAGCAGTTCTCGGCCACTGACTTGCAGCGTACTATAACCCGGAATCAAGTCTTCAATGTACTGTCCATCTATTAGCATCGCCTCTGCCGGGCGCTGATTATCATCAGAACCCGTGAAGGGCGTTGTTTCTCTAAAATCATACAAAATTAAAATAGCCCCTTTCGTCGATTGCTCATTCGTGTCATGCGGCTGAGCTCTGTTTGCATTGGGTTTGCGGTTGCACGAGCAACCTCTCGGCCGTCAATGTACAGAGGAACCTCAATCGTTTGCTTGCGAGTGTAGTTGACATCAAGATTTGAAGCCAAGGTTGCGCCCTGTACACTGTTATTAAGCGACTGCAAGGATGCGTCAAAGGGAGAAGCATTCACTGCCGGCATCGTAACTGCAGCACTATCAGCAATAGCTTGTGCCATGCTAGAAACATTACTTTGGACGTCTGAGAACTTGTCAGTAAGCCCTGCATTTAAGCCGTTCATGATGGCGTTACCAGCAGGTATGAGCAGTTTGGCATCGTAGCTGATTGGGCCTTTATGATCACGAATCCAAGAAGCAATTCCGCCAATAAAATCGGTGATCTTCCCCCAAGCCGCTTTGAGGCCATCGAAGAAGCTATCCATGATAGCGCGGCCAGCGTCAGCCAAACTAAAATTACGAAGCGCATTGAATGCTCCTTTGATGCCATTAACTATTCCACTTACCATGTCAGTAAAACCAGACCATACAGCCTTAGCCCCATTAAAAATACTAGTAGCAGCTCCAATCACAATAGACTGTATGTTGTTCCAAGCTGATGAAAAGAATGATGTAATGCTATTCCACAATCCGGAAAAGAATCCGGGAAGTGCGTTCCAAATTCCCTCGGCCGTGCTGACTGTTCCGCTCCATAATCCTGATAAGAATGAAACAACGCTGTTCCATATCCCCTCAGTGGTAGACACGATGCCGCTCCATAATCCGCTGAAAAACGACGAAAGTGTACTCCAAATAGCGGAAGCGGCGGATACTGTACCATTCCAAAGCCCCTCCAAAGTTGAAGCCAAAGCATTCCAAACAGTCATTGCATAAGTTTGAATAAGGCTCCAAATACCGGAGAAATACGTAACAAGGCCATTCCAGATCTGACCAGCGGCGGAAACAATGCTGTTCCAGATAAGCTGAAGATCGGCACTTAACTGTGTCCAATTTAAAGTAAGCAAATCGATGACAATAAGAATGGGACCCATAATAACTGCTTTAAGCATGTTCCAAATACCGGTAGCAACTTGGACAATCCCATTCCAAATTGTCGTCAGGGAACCGCCAAAGGTTGACCATATGGCAGTGGCTACTGCAACTATTCCATTCCACAGAGTCGTGAAGAATGTGGATAGCACGTTCCAAACTGCCGTTGCTGCGGTAACAGCACCTTGCCAGATAGCTGAGAGAGTGGTTGTGAATGCTGTCCAAGCAGCCGATGCCGCGGTCGTAATCCCAGTCCATAGATTGCTGAAGAAACTAGTAATGCCACTCCAAGCTGTTTGAATACCACTAACCGCAGAGGTAAACGTACCCGATATTGCGTTCCAAACAGTTTGTGCAACTCCTACAAGTCCTTGCCAAGCTCCTTGTAACCACGAAACAAATCCCGACCATAGGTTTTGGCCAGTCTTGGTTTGGGTGAAAAAGTACACCAGACCAGCAACCACTGCCGCAATCCCAGCAATCAAAAGTACCCACGGATTCATGCCCAAGATCAATCCAAACGCTTTCCATACACCACCAGCCGTTTTTACGATAGTCCCGAAGTTAGTTATAACGGATATAACGCCTCTAATAGGGCCAATCATTTTAGAAAAAACTCCGAGAACGCTTGAAAATCCGCCGATGGCTAATCCCATTACTTTGAATGCCCCGACAGCCCCAAAGATCGCCGCAGCAAATGATTTAACAATGTCGTTAGCAAACGCCGCTTTAACAATAGCTGCAATTGGCTTCAAAACAGCGACAACCCCAGTCAAAGCAGTTTTTATTCCATTAAAGATTCCTTCCCACGGAAGATTGGAAAGAAAATCGCCGACAGCAGTTAGTGCCTCCATAGCGGCAATACCAAAGTCAGTAGTGACTTCTTTGGCTACTTCAAAATACTTTGAAATGTCGTTTCCACTGAACACTTTTCCGAATGCACTTCCAACGCTTTTGACAACGCTGACTAAGTTCACGAAGGCGATATTTGCAATGCTGCCAACTAGAGACCAAACGGTTTGAAGATAGCTTCCCCATTCTTTAAAGATTGATATAATTCCAGCCATGGAACCGCCATTACCTAGATTGCTTAGTTGTGTCTTAATATTCAAAACCAATGCCGAAAACGGAGAAAAGAAGCGACCAATTGAAGCAAGAACTGAATCGAAGTTCATGGCTCCGATCTTATCAATAATGCCGCTAATAGCTCCGACAGCGACTTTAGACATTGCCTGCCAAGCAGGCTGAAGCTTGTTTGCCAGTGTTTCCTGAAGGCCGTCCATTGCCTCACCGACTGTCTTGTAACTTGTGGCCATCTTCTGGAATGCCTTGCTGTTCCCGGCTTTCTCAATACCATCGAAGAACTGCTGCGTGCTTATTTTGCCGTCTTGGACTTCGGTGACCAGCTGTTTGGTACTCATGCCCATCGCTTTAGCAACGGCTGCCATACCAGCAGGCGTCTGTTCTAGCATCAGACGGAAGTCAGCCCATTGAACCATTGGCTTAGCAGCCATTTGTGTGCCTTGTTCCATCAATGTCTTCATGGCTTGCTTGGGATTATCAGTGGCAGCAGCTAGGCCACCCATACCTTTAACAAGGCGATCAACGCCTTTTACGCCTACTGATGCAAACTGTGCATAGGCAGAAGCCATGTCAGATGAACTGTAAATGGTCTCCTGAGCATATGATTGTAACGACTTTTCAATTGATGAAATCTGTGCAGGCGTCTTACCAAGAAAAGTCATATTACTCTCAAACGTCTGCCAAGCTTTGCTTGATTCGTCTAGTTCTCCTACCATGCTTCTCACACCATCGCCAATAGCCCCTACAACTTTGGTAAGTCCTATGGCTCCAGCAATTTTGCTCACGGTTGATACAAAATCACCAACTGGCTTTGTCGAATTTTGAAAGCTATCGCCGATCTTTGACGCAGAACTCGCGATATTATTAAAAGTCCCCGAAAAGTTGCGGTCAACGGCGGATAAAATTCCTTCAACACTAAAACTGTCAGCCATATGCTCCCTCCTTTCTTTCAGATAACGGAATAATTTTGCCTTCGCGCTTCAAACGCTGAAATTCGGCCATCCGTTTTGCGAACACTTGTGCTCTATTCTGCTTTAGTTCTGTTGTGCTCATCTGTGACACTTCATAATTGGGCTCATAATTTGATCGCACGCTATCAATAGCTGCTTTCTTATCAAAGAAATCATCAAATGTCTTGAACTTCGGCTTAGGGTTCTTGCTCCCAGTTGTTGCCTGCACTTGCTGGTTCATCCATGCTTGCTGTGCAATCTCGTTTTGTCTATCGACTTGCTTAAGCTGATATGCTTCCATGCGCAGTTCGTATTCAACAAGTGTCATACGTTCAATGTCTCGAATATTAGAAAAGCCTAGATAGGCAAAAGCGTATAACAAGATTTCGTGATATGTTTCTTCACTACTCTTTTGAACGCTTTCGTCCTCATCTAGGCCTTCATGTTTTTTGCTACTGCTTTTACTGCGTTAGCACTGTTCATTTCATTTGCAACTTGCTTAAATAGAGAGTCTAAGTCTGAATTGCTGTCAATAAAGTCATCGACTTCGTTAGCTGACGGACGTTTCTTAGATGTCACGGTGGCGGAATAGATGGTATCTGCTAAAACAGCAGCATCGTATGCATTCAGACCAGCTAGTGCCTTTGCAACACCCATGCCAAAGTTAATGCCATGCATGACGGCACCCATATTCTTATCCATTTCGCGAACAAAGCGGACACCAAAGTTTAGTTCGTATTCTTTACCGTTAATGGTTAATTGCATGATTTAAAATCCTTTCTTTTAAGCCGCCCGGGTTTCACCCGTACTGTGACTTTCTTAGGCGACTGATGACAAGCCTCTTCTGCTGTTATGCTCCAGTACCAGAACCGCCCTTAGCTGGTGCAGTGCCAGCAGTGTTAGTACCTGGATCCACAGCCTTGTCCCAAACAGTGCCACCACCGGTAGCATCGGTTTCAGTGACCTTGCCAACCCCAAGGAATACGTAATCGACCTGTTCCTGAGTTTCACTGTCTAGCATTGTCCAACCACGCTTTGGTGTGCCGTTAACTGAGAATGTGACATCGCGAGTAGAGTGATCATCAGGGTCATTGTCGCTGCTGTCTTCTTGAACGGTAACTTGCATGTACCATGCGTAATACTTGCCAGCAGAATTCTTACGTTTGCGGTAGAGAATCCAAAAGTCGAGCAATTCGCCGTCAAACAGTGAGTCATACATTACGTCTGCAATTGCGGACGTGTTGTTCAGAAACTCGATTTCAAGATCGGTACTTGCGGAACTACGAGTTGCTACATTGCCGTTCTTGGTAACAGTGGAACTACTGTCAACAGACGGGTCAAATGACAGTGAAGTCTGCCAAGGGATAATTTGGCCGCTAACCGTTGCTTGATCGCTATGTTTGCGAGCCAAGGCAACAACGTCCATGCCTTCTAGCACTTTTAATTCATTTGCCATGTTATGGCCTCCTATAAAATATTGAGATTGAGTATCAGCATGGCTCGGTTGAGAACCGTGTCAGGGACACTCTGGTCTTGTGTAAACTCTTTTGAATGGTCTTCTACACGTCCATAGAATCGGTAATCATCAGTTAGCACTTGCCCAATCGCGGCACGAAAAAAGCGCTCCGCCATATCAGATACGGTGAAACGCTGTTTTTTGTCGCCCCAGATGTCAATGGTAATTAGCACATTGCCATTTAGTGACGTCTTTGTTGCAGTAGGAATAACTTGAATATCGCCAACAATGACGAATGGATATGGGGCGTTCTCCTGCTGCATAGGCAGATGGTCATAGGTCTTGTACCCGGACAATTGCGAAAACGCATAGAAGTAATCGTATAGCTCTTGCTCTGGTGATGTGATTTGAATCACCTACTTTGCTGCTTGTTTAAGCTGATTAATAAACTGAATCTTTTGATAAAGAAACGCAGGCTTCAATACAGGACGTGCCCGCATGAATCGAGTTCCATTTTCGGTGTATGGGTTGTATTCTTGCGTCATCGCTACAATACCGGTCAGCCCCGAATCAGTAATTGCTAACTTGATGCCACGCTTTGTAGCACCAGTAGGATGAGCGTACACGGTGCCCGCCATTTGCTGAGCACGAGTTTGCAACTGTGCTGTCTGCTGTTTAACGATTTGCTTGACAACGTCCATCTTCGCTCGCTTCAGCAGGCCAGCGACCAGTTTATCCATACCTTTTAGCTGAATACGATAACCAATTCCAACTTTACTCATTTCGTCTCACCCACAATCAAAGTAGTGTTTTGAAGCGGAACACGGGCGGTATTGAGAACGTAGTGTGTTGCATCATCATCAATCGTTAAATAGCTCCAATTGACGGTGATTGGCTCAACTAATCGGATTACTTTTGCCTTTTTAGCATAGTTTCCGAATAGCTGAACACTCTTGTCGGTTCCCATGTCAGTGACGCTGGCAACAGCGGTGGCTACCTCTTTTGGTTCACCGTATTGATGTGTTTGTGGATTATATTCTTCATCATCAAGCCAGAATGTAACCTCATGATCTAACCGCATATGATCACCTCTTTGGATAGCCAGAAATGAAGCTGACGGTGCCAAGAGACTTAGCATTCTTCCCGTTGGCTTCTTTCCAGTCGTTGATGTCATCAGCGAAATCATCGAAGTCGTTAGACTTGAACGTGAACGACTGGCCTTCTTGCTCGTATGACGTCATGCCTTCGTTTTTACGCCTGTTATAGCGTCGTACACAGACTTCCAAGGCAATGTAGGATAAATCACTAGGGAACACATCATCGGCCCGCAAACCGAGTTTAAATCGTAATGCTTGCGTCGTATTTTTGATGATGAGGTTAAGCACATCGTCTTGCATGTCTGTTTTAATTTCCATCATCGTCTTCAAATCTGAAAGCATTACCGCATCGGTATCAGCCATTTCATGCCTCCTTTCCGCCGCCCTGCATTCGCAGCACTGTGATTTTCATAAGCGACGGTTTACTAGCTACTACGCTGCACTAACGGTAACTGCTACCGTTGCAGTGAAGGAACCACTTGTTGCGGTGATTGTTGTAGAACCAACTGCTACCGCTGTAATAGTCCCATCAGCAGCGACTGTGGCAACACCAGCGTCGCTAGACGCGAACTTAGCAGCGCTAACAACATCACTTGCGTCCGATGCATCCACAGGGTCAGCGGATACAGTAATTTGCTTGGTAGCGCCGACTTTTAGGGACGCCGTTTTCTGACTAAGCGTAATCCCGGTGGCCGGCGCTAAGGTTTTGGGATCAGTACCTTGGCTTGCAAGACGTTCTCAGCTTCTGGGAAGCTAGGAAGTGCAGTGGCTGCTGCCTTTTCCCAAGTTGCGATTGGGTCCTGCGTGGTCTCGTAAACGGTGGTGAACACATTACCAACAGTGCCCTGTTGAACACCCGGAGTTGCGATCAGCCGGGACTCTTCAGGGGTAGGACCATAAACGGTTTGCCCGAGCTGGTCATCGCCAAATGCTACTAAGGTGTCTTCTGGGAAGTACCGTTCAACGGTATAGATACCGTTAGCTCCCTGCTTGCGGTACTTGGCATCATACGTCACGATGGTTGGCAAGCCGAACGACTGCATAACCGCATTGAGACTGCCAACACTAGGTAACAGGCCTGCCGTCTTGAAGTAGTCAGCAAATGCCTTGCTCCGAATCAGGGCAGTCTGTACCTTGGAAGAAGTCAGGATACGTGTTGGCACGTAGTCGAGCAATGCAAACCAGTCTTGCAGGTCCTTAATCGGATCAGCACCATCAGCGTCCCAAGAAGTAGCTGCGGTAACTTGGTGTTCTTCTGGAACATGGTAATCAACATTGAAGTTGAGATTGTTCTCATTGATGGTGATCTTCCCAGTTGCCAAAGCCTCCATGCGCATCTTTTCGACGCGTGCATAAACACCTTGAACCAAAACATCCAAGTCATTGTACACAAGGCTGGTCAGGTAGTTCTGTTCAGCCGGTGTGCGTGGATTGCGTAATGCGATCAGGTCCTTTTCCTTAAGCTGCATCTTGCGTTTGATGTAGCCAAGTTCAGCGGCCTGAACGCTCGCTTCACGACTGCCAATCTCAGCTTCCGTATCGAATGCAGAAATAGATGCTACGATAGGCGTCTTAGACCCACCACGAAGAAATTCAAAATCCAATTGATTAATTTTGGTTGATGGGAACAAGGTGTCCCCAAGTAATTGCGGATACTGGCGGTTTTGAACGTAATCAAGAACCGTCTTTTGATTAAACAAGTCTAAAATAGCTGGCATAAGTTAATCCTCCTTAGTCAGAAACGTGGCTGAATTTGATTTCTTTCAGCGCAGTGATAGCATCAGCTGACGGCTTGACTGGCAAGCGAGCTGCGTTCACATATCCTTCAACGATGACGCCCACCGGCTGAGGACCTTCGCTGATGTCAACATCATTGATGGTCACACCAATTGCTGTTGCATCGTTCTTTGGATAGATAGAACCTGCTGGCAATACACCATTTACGACACCAGTAGTCGAACTATCGGCTTGGTGAGTGAATGAAACGAATTTTTCGCTATCCAAGAAGCTGATCTCGGATGCGGTTACTTTCTTACCTGCGTACATAAAAGTACCTCCTTATTTTTGTTTCCATGGGTCGTTAACAACTTGGCTCTGCTGATTCCGTTGTTTAGCAAATGCCGCGCCCGGCGTCTCCACCTTTGAACCATGCGTTTTGGGCGTGCTGCCCTTAAGCAACTCTTGACGAACACCTTCAGCCACTGCCTGATCATGCGCAATGAGCCACTTCACATTCGCCTCAGTAGATTCTGCCTCTGGCGTTACAACGTGCTGCAAATCGTCCTCAGTGACTGTCAGTTTGGCGTCCTCAAACATCGATCGAGCCTGTTTGCCCATCTCGTAGGTAGCAAGCTGTGACTTGAGTTCATCTCGCTCTTTTTTAGCCTTTTCTAGCTCATAATCCTTCTTCTGGTCGGCATTCATCTTGGCCAGTTTTGCAGCTTCGTCAACGGCAGCTTGCTTTTCCTTCTCGGCACGAGCAAGGCGTTTTTTAACAATATCGTTGACCTGTTCATCGGTGTAGGTATGCTGATCAGAGCTTTCACGAGAACTATCTTGGCTATGTTCCGAGTCTTGAGCGTTGGTGTCATTGTCACTTTGAGATTCGCCGTTTTGCTGGTTCTCTTGACTACCGTCAGCACCAGTATCTTCAGCAAAAAATTGCAAATTCATCGGCATTAAAATCTTTGGAATCATGCTAAGAACTCCTTCCACAGCTTTTTAGACGGATCAGGCTTGCGTCTTAATTTACCGGAGCTTTTAGAGTCGATCACGCTTGGACTTGATGGCATAAAAATAGCCGCTAGCTGCGGCTTATAAAAATCCTTTACGGCGTCGTTCACGTCTGGATTGTTTATCAACCTTGTTCATGACAGTACCTCCTTAATTAGTTCTGGGTTCTGTTTTACCAGCATTCTTAATGCATGTGCCAATCCGTCAACCAATTCCTCATCATTGTTTTGCTGGTCAAATCCCCGCTCTTGCAGGATTGCGTGAATAATCTCATGTACTAAAGTAATTTTGACCTCATCCTCAGCCATACCTTCACATACACGGATACTAGCTTTCTTATAACGCGTATCGCCCCAGTAATCGCCTTTTAAGTCTTCGCTGCTTAACTGAAGCTCTTTGTGACTGACCTCCTCAACCTTGTACTCGATATCATCAATCAATACTTTTTCTGGTAGCTTCATCGTTTCCTCCTAATCATCGTCTGATTCAGCGTCTGGCGCATATGCCGCAATGGAGCATCGGCAATTTGGGTGGACGGGAATATCCGGCACATCATCAACCTTGTACATACCTTTACCTGTTCTGCCACCCTCTGAAATCTCCTTGCATACTGCACACGCGCTTGGCTCAGCCACCCATTTGCAATAGTCATAGTTAAATTTGTGGAAACTATCTAATTGCGCCTGTGTTTGAATTCGAGCTGACTCAGTACGTGCAATTCGTTCTGTCACATAGCGGCGATTGTCCACCGTTTCTGCCACTTGGCCGCGTAACTTGCGAGCAATCTTTAGTGGACTCTGTCCTTGAATGGTGGCGGCAGTCAATAGCTCATCCAGTTCAGCCTTAAGAATGTCTTGGTTGATCCAAATACGCTGTGAGAAGGTGTAATCTCCCTCTCGTTTGGAGAGCAACTTGGCTAAATCAGTGTAGCCGCCCATAGATACCGTCTCTCCAAGTATTCCGGCTTGCCGTTTGATCTCGGATTGATAATCCTTGCTCAGCTTGGAAACAAGATCAGCGTTCACTTTCATGTGTGCATCAAGCATTTCTTGACCAATCTCACTCTTGAGCATTTCTAAACGGTTAATACGCATGGTAGCGTTGTATAGCTTGAGACGATCATTGACATCCTTGCTGAAGTCAGAATGCTTTAGCGGTTTGCCGTTGTACATCTTTCTAGCATCATCGACGATCCGCTTGGCTTCGACTTGATAAGCTTTAATATCGGTGGCCATCACTGCTTGACGCGCACCGGCCATACTGTCGTTGCTATATGCGGCATACTTGGAAAGTTCTGAATCAATATCCTTTTGAATGTTGGTTAAAGCTTTGTCAAAATATTCCTGAATTCTGGCATTGAACGCCTCGTCATTCTTAAGGTTCTCGACAATCCATTTCCGTTCAGCGGCCGTTCGCTTATTCCAGTAGGCAGAATTACTTGCTATCTGTTGCTGAGCCGTTGTTGTCATCATTGCCACCACCGTTCAGTAATTTCTGGAAGTCCGGGCTTGACGGACTGTTAGCAGCAGCATCTTTTGCTTTCTGGGTGGTCTCATCAGCGATGCGTTTCATTTCGGCCTTGGGATCATCAACAAACGATAAGGTGCTAAGCATAGTCTGATCTGATACGAGGCCTTTGAGTTTAGAAGCCGCGTCCGCTTCGTCGGTAATGTTCTCCGGAAGATTTCGCGTGAATGCGAAGTTAAGCTTTTGCCAGTCATCAGATTTACTTTCTGGAAGGATTGTCCCAACACTGAATGCGATCTTGTAAAGCTCCCGGAGTGACTGAGTAAACTTACGGTCCTGATTGGCCGCTAGATTGCGCATTGGTAGCAATTTGTATTGCAATGCAACGCCAGAACTATTGCCGCTGAATGCTTCATCGTTCAAGTTTGCAACCATGCTGATCTGGTAGATCATGCTGATGAGACGATCAACGAGGTGCTCTTGAATGGCATCGCCATCAGGTTTGGTCAGAAATTCAGCTACACCTTGAGCAGAATCGGCGTCTGGAGCATAGATAATCTGGTTGCCATTAAGATCGAGTTTGGGGTTGCCGTCATCGTCCTCATCGAGTTTCAGGCCTTTGAGAACCAAGTACGCATTGTCAAAGTATTCATTCTGGTTTGCCTTCTGGCTTAGTACCTTGTCTAAGGCATTGATGAGCGTCTCGACGTTCTCAAAGATGCCTTGACGCTCGGTGTTCATGAAGAACTCAACTGCTGGTACTTCGTTAAATGGGTTAAATCCGCCTGTCCCTTCAAGGCGTGTCATATCAAGGGCATATATGCCGTCTTTCAGATACACCTTGCCAGTTAGATCGTTGTCTTCATCATGCCAATACATGACAAACGCAACGGCTTTATGTGCTACCGTGTCATCATAGATGAGGAACGAATTGATAGGCGAGCTGTATGCAATACACGTCTTGCTGTCTTCGTCTTGGTACAAAAAAGCAAGCGCCCGTCCGTAAATGGATGCTTGCTTGCTGATTTCGCTTAATTTGTCCTGAACGCTGTTCGTGTCGTTCCACTCTTGCAGCGCGGTATTATCCTGTGTGTTATCGAGCGTGATCTTCGGTGGAATGCCAATGTAGAACCCATTGTAGGTATCCACGATATAGTGAGCCAAGTTGCCGACAAGCCGATTGTCTGGCCCATGATCCTTTTTCGCATCATCAATAATCTGGTGCTGACCGAGGTACATTTTCTTTGCTGGAAGGTACTTGCTTTGAACCAAATCATCATTGGCTACAACAAACGCATTGATGTCATCACCAGTTAGCTCTTCATCAGTCGGGAAAATAAACACATCTCCGTCTGTGATGGAGCCTTTCCCTTGAACTGTTAATATGATGGCCACCTCCTTAGAAGTATTTGCTTGTGTTCTTGAACGTATGAGCTGCATTTCTCCGTTTGATTACCTGCATGACAAAATACCTCGTGGCGTCCATGCAATTATGAACAATAAAGCCACCATCAACCGCAAAGTTGTGGTGGCTTTCGACTTCCATGTTATAAACATCTGCAGTGCCAATTGGCCTAACAGACTTAACTCTTACCCCATCGCGTTTTAAGGGTGGACTTCCTTTTGCATCTATCACTGCACGTCTTCCTTTTTGAATATTTATTTGCCAAAAATTCTTTACCACAAATCACACAAACTCGAAGCTCATCATCCAAATGATGGTCACGCCGCCATTGCGACTTGCAGCGATTTGAGCAAAAACGATTATGGTTTTGGTCCACAGTTTCATACTCTCTCCCGCATTGTTCACAGACTAGAGTTGATTTTTTGTAAAACAAGTTTTTCATGCTTTCATAGTGCTTTTTATGCCACTCATGACCAGCATCACTCTTATGCCACTTAGTAGCCGCCTTTGCACCAGCTGCCGAGAATCGTGCAACCATATCTGGATACTTTGTCTTGCGCTCTGTCATGTGCAATTTCTCGTGAGAATGAGCTGACAATAGTTTGAGATTACTAATATCATTGTTGTCTTTATCCTCGTCTACGTGATGAATGTGTGCACCAGACGGTATCTTCCCATGAACGCTTTCCCACACAAATCGATGTAGTCTTTCACGCTTCCCGTCAATCAAACTAGTGCTCAAATAATACCCAGTTTTATTGTCTTTGGTGAACCGGAAACCAGCATATTCAACAGTCTTCATAGTCTTATTGCATTAACGAACACGAACCACAATATCTTCTGGCGTCAAGTTTATTAGCTCTTTCCATCCATTTTCGGTAAGAATCAGATGGTCACCGGTTGCCCTAATTTTAGACCCATCTTCAAGTTCCAACTCATAAATTGCAGCATCCTTTCTTGTTTTACGAACATTAGAAAACTTGCCAACCGTTGGCTTGCCATCATTATCCACGCAATAGACTGAGCCACTTTTACCGACCAGATCCTCAATTGCAATATCCCCATCAGGAGTATTTACAATCGTGTCGCCGGTCAAGCAGTGGTCATGTGCCTTGACCACTTTGTCTTCACCCTTTTGACTGGCCTTGTCATCCCACACGTAGGAAGCAAACTCTTTGAACAGATTAGTTAGCCCGGGTGTGAACTTGATCTCGCCAGAGTTCATAGCTGTTTGCGTTTCTCTAATGCCGTTTAGCACATCGTTATCAGCTTTAATAACTCGATACCGGCGTTCTCTCAGTTTGGCAATAAATGAAGCCGCTGATGGATCAACAATCACTTCACAGCGTATGTCACCGACAAACTGGCTGAAATCCCGAGCGTATTCATCATCTGTCTTCTGTCTGCTGCTATGCCGTCCATCGTAGTAATACTCTTTGAGGCAATACCAAACAGACCCACATTTACCCCAAAGTAAGAAAACTGTGGGGTTCTGTGTGCCATAGTCAACGCTGACATAGTATCGGCTTGGCTGCTGGTTCGGATTGCTGACCATCTCGTCTTTATTGAAGTTGTCGTAGACAATTCCATCAGCCAGAACCCATTGTCCCAAAATATATCGCTGGTAGAACACTCCAGAGTACATATGTTCGTACCTGTCAATGACTTCATCGCTCAGGCTTGGGTTGTCCGTCATCACAAAGTGGAGACGCAATGCGCGTTTATCGTCTGCTTGATCAATCCAATCAGTCTTGAACCAGTGATACGGGCCCTCTGGGTTCATATTGAACCAGTATTTGCCGCCAGTAACGGAAACACGCGCTGTCGCTTGATTGACAAACGACTGTGGCATGAGAGCTGCTTCATCAAAGAACATTCCGGCAAGTGTGATCCCTTGAATCAGATCTTGGCTGCTTTCGTCTTTACCACCGAATAAGTAGTAAAGATTAGTTCTTCCATCAAGGCTGATTTCAAGCATGTTTTCTGAACGCCGATCCACAACCGAGAATCCCACTTGTTGCAATGTTTGTTTGAGCGGCCTGATAACATTTCGGCGTAATGATCCAATGGTTTTGCCGGCAATGCCAAATTGCTCGCGGTCAAACACAATCATGCTCCACAGAACATAGCTGATCGACATCGCAAACGTCTTTCCGGAACGCACAGCACCATCAGCAATGATTGTCTGCTTGTCTGGATAGTGGCGCCACCAGTTGATGATGTCTAACTGCTTCCCTTTGAATTGATCAATCGGAGTTGTCATTGACATCACCATCCTTTGGGATACTCTCGTCAATTGCCGCCAAAAGCTTGTTCAGCCCTCCGTCTTGGCCTTCTGGTGTGCGATAGGCGCTGGCCTTAGCTTCCATGATGTCAGCCTCAGCTTTAGACTTGCGAGCCTGTTGTTTATTCAATTCGTCACCGCTGCTCAAAGCCTTTTCGATGATGTAGGAAGCGGCATTATATCGAACCATTTCAGACTTGGCATTCAATAGCTCTTTCATGGTTAGTACGGCCGAAGATGATAAATCATGCAGCATAAACCGTGTATATTCATCTTGCCCACGTCTAAAATCTTCGTGTGTTTTCCAAGTGGATAACGTTGTCGCTGAAACATGAACTTCTTCCGCTATTTTTGACTGCGTCATTTCCCCTGAAAACAGCAACATGATGGCTTTTTTCTGTTTCTCAGGTAACTTTAAAAAATTCTGCAAACTTTTGATTTTTTCAACCATCACATATCACCACACCTCCCGAGCTGTGCTCAT